TGGTAAACCTTTGGTTATCTCGCATCCGATCCATTAGCTTGTTAGCTTGGGAATGCGACATATTTGCTAATTGTGCGCTTAATACTTCTCTGCGTGTATCTTTTACGACAGGTGCGCGGCTTGTCATTGTCTCGTTACCGACTTCAAAGCAGTTATGCTTCCTTAAATGCTCGCGGTGCATAGCCCTGCCAGTAATCATTGTGCCATCAGCCATAGACTTGTAAGGAGCTATGTCAGGCATGATGTAGACCTTAGCATCGTATCGCTCTGCGCCTACCTCTACAGCTTCCCCGTCTATATATACCCAAGACTGTCTCATGATTGCCCCAGAACAATAGCTACTTCAGTATTAGCGGCCTCTTCTGCCTCACGCACCTTGTCTACCTGTGCCTTTGCGCCTATCTCTGCGACCATGATGCGAGTAGATGAGTCTAGTTGTGCTTTGTAGCGATTAAACTGATCTAGGTATTGTAGCTCCTGCATCTTCATCTGCTGGCGCATCTGCTCTAGCTGTGCGTCTGCCTGTAGCTTCATCTGCTCGATCTGCATATCTGCCTGTACTCGTGCCTGTTGAGCCTGTACGTCAATCTGAGCCTTCATCTGCGCGGCTTGTGCATCTGATTGCATTTTCATTTGTTCAGACTGCTGCTGCGCTTGCATCTTCATTTGCTCAGGGTCAGGCTGCGGCTGTTGTGGCTGCTGTGATGCTGCCTTCATCTGTTCCAGTGCGGCATCCAGAGTACCCTCGATAGGTTCTGCTTGCTTAAACGCTCCGATACCGAACTTCATCACCTCTACCAGCATTGGTATCATCTCAGGTGACTCGCGGCCCACAGGTAAGGCTTGGCCTAAGAAGCCGCCGAACGCCTGTAGGAACTCCATACGATTACGCTTGTTCTGATCTTCATCCAACTGCACCAGACTGTCAGCCTCGACATCTATTCTAAAGTTAGCTAGTGGCGAGTCTTTAAGAAGCTCTATCGCCTGTGGTATCAATTGCTGATCTGCCTCAGACATCTGTTGTGCAGAAGCGTACTGCAATAGAGTCTGTGGCTGGAACTTGGTACACATGATCTGCGCCTTGAGCTTAATCAGGCTAGATGCAAACAGAGCTACCTCTTCCTGCATTGCTCTTAATCTAAGCCCTGCATACTGGCCCTTGATCTGTTGTGCAGTTGCAGTCTCGCTTGCACTGGTCTGACCACGAATAATGTCAGATATGCCAGTAATCTCGTAAATCTGGCTCTTTATGTCCTCTCTTGCCCGGTAGCAGTTGATGAGCGTAGCAGCTATGACATCTAGCGGTAGGATGTCGATACTACCCTTCAGCCCACCCTTCTCACTAAAAGCCATCCACTTATCCACAGGTATCAGAGTATTATTGTCTCCCTCTGTCAGTAGACGTTGTAGCGTTGGCTGGCTTGCGTCATATACTCCTCGTACCCTTAGAGCCTTGACCAGACCGTCAATTCTGTCGCTCAAAATGTCCAGCTCAGTAGCCTGATCTTGATACAGCACGAAGTCAGGTACAGGCACTAGAGAATCAGAGGTTAAAGTAGCGTACAAAGGCTTGCCACAAGGGAAAAAGCCTTCTACCTCGATGGGGTCATCACGCTCGTCTATGATGTAGTTGCTGGTCTTACTAAACCAGTAGACCTTGCCGCTTTCCTTATCCCATAGCTCACATATCTTTGCTCTAGTATGCTCTTTGCTAGACTGACCGTAGGAAGTTAGTGTCTGTGGGCCACTATCTAAAGGTATCTTCTTTGCAGACTCCTCGCCAAAACGCTCTATAAGCGCCTCTCGCGTCATGTAAGCCCAGCGCCATACAACCGTGACCTCTTCCCATGTACGAGCTACTGAGTGACCAAAGTCCTTCCAGTGAACGTAGTCTGTAGGAGCGCATTCGTACTCGATCTCCTCGTATGTCTCTGCTGTATCGTTCTCTACCTCATCAGCGTCCTCAGTGACCTGTAGCCCATCTTCTGGCATATCACGCTCAATTAGATGTGGCTCGTAGCGTACCCATGCGACACCACGACCGCCAAGAAAGCGATCCTGCACCGCGTTCTTCATAGTCGCTCTGAAGTCTGGGTAATGCTCAATCTCGTAGTCAATAGCCCTCTGAATGATCTGTGAGGCAACACGACCTACTTGGTCATTGTCTCCAAACCTACGCGATACGTCAGCCATAGGCAGCTTAGAATAGACCGCTGGGATTAAGGTCTGTACGTTTGACCAGAGAATATTAAACTTTGCCGTCTCGTTAGAGTTCTGGCTGCGGTTGTCATCTCTGTAGCGTTTAACGATCTTTGCAGAACGAGCCTCCCACTTCTTGTACTCGTTGTCGTATGCGCCGATTACGTTCAGATACTTCTCAATTGGAGTTTCGGTCATTTTGTGCCTTATTGTTTAAGTGCGTCTGCAAGTCTATTTGCTTCTAACCTACTTGCGCTTGGTGTTGCCCCGCTACGCTCAAGAATGTTCATGTGCTTAGGGTCAAATACTACGAAATTAGATGTACCTTTGCCAGCAGCGTCTCTACTAGCAGCATCTAGGTATTTGATGCCGGGGATGCCTTGTTTTGCAAGTGCTTCGGAAATTGGCGATTGATTGTGCGTTACACCTGTAAGTCTGGCAAATGCGTGATGCCACTCGCCTCCAGTAGGGTCTTTGGGTAACGCCTTAAAAATAGCCTCTCCGCTTAATGTTGCGTTCGGCAATGCGGCCTCTGTTTGCGATTTAATTGCCGCTTGAACATCAGGATGTTGTTGACTCAATGGCTTGTCCCAGTCAAGCATCTTGGCTATGTGTTCGTCTGGTAGGTCTACTTTGTAGAGATTTCCCGTATTTGCTTGAAATACTGGTGATGATTCTGGAAATCTTGAAACAATATCATCTATTTTTGCTTTTTTGAATGGCCCATCTGTCATTTGCATTGCCTTGTATACTTCCATCTGAGCAGGTTTTGGCAATAAATCAATCAACCCGTCAAAAGCCGCGGCCCTCCCTGCATTTGCACCAGCGTAACCCTCTGCAAGTTTCTTTGCTTCAGCTAAATATGCAGCACCCGTGCCATAGGCTTGCGCCCCCTCACCTGTTCCTACCTTCATTGGGTCAAACTCACCTAACGGATTATTAGCTGTTGGTGGAAATGTATGCGGTGAGCCATGATAAGTAATTATTTGCTGTCTAGGGTCAATCACATTCCTACCAAGAATGCCAGTTTTGTTCTGTACCTGTTCAGCTATAGTTTTTAGAGCAGCTTCACCACCTTTTTGTATAAAAGGCCGCATTGCTCCGCCTAACGCAACAGTATCAACTACTTCTGGTCTTAGCGTTGTAGTCTGTCCTCTGCCTGTAGTTATGCGCCCACCGTAGCTTAGATCGTCTAGCAGTCTGTTGACGTTCCTTAGCGGCAGCAGATCACCACCACGCATACCGCCAAATAATGGATCGCGCTCAGGTACTACATATCTGTCGGCTTGATCTGATAAATAGCCAGCAGCGTCAGCAACAGCGCCAAAAAACCTATTACGAGGCTGTTGCGTTACTGAGTCTTGCCTAGCTAAGGCTTTGGCTAGTTGTGATGGAGCAGTCTCATTAGCTTTAGGTTTATTTAATTCTTTCATGTGGTCTGACCCAACAAAATAGACCCCTTCTTTTTGCGATTTAAGCCAGTTTGTTCTGTATTCACTAGCTTTTTGCGCTAGTTTACCAGCAGGGTTGGGATACTCCTCCCAATTCTTGGGCCACATCAGCCCTTCCCCTTCGTCAATAAACTTCTTTACGTTACTCTCAGTAGCAGGTTGTTTACTCTTATCCAGCATTCCTGATGCTGATAAAAACTGTTTAAGAGTATCTGCGTCAAACTTACGATCCTTGAAGTACCCCCATTTACCTTGAGCCGCTAGTGCGCTATCAAAGATAGTCTTGTCTGGTTGTGTTAAGTTTTTCTTCTGGTTATTAACATTGCTATTTGTAAATAGGGTGTATAGAAACTCCTTAGGGTAGCCTTTTATCTCCTTACTGGCTTTATCATCCCATGAGCCTTGATAGTTAATGTTTGGTAGTTTATCACCCCCACTACCCTCATACCATGCCCCATACTTTTCAGCAACCTGCTTTACTTTTGGGGGTATAGGCGTGACTTTCCCGTGGACATTTCCTACGTACATCAACCGGTCATTTACAATTAATATATCCATCATCTACACTTAATCTTTTCTAATGATTTCATCCAAACCAGCGTCCTTGCTACTTCTGCGGTCGTTGCATCCGACTTAATAGAATTAGCTTTCATAGATATTACTGCGACATTTCCTACGACATATCCACCATGAGGATCTATTCTATCCAGCGATGGACTGCATGGTTGCTGCTTTAATAGCCCTACAAATGTAAAGGTCGTTCCAAAGACTGGGCATATA